GGATGATCCAAACGGTGGTGGAACATTTAATATTATACCTGATAATTCATTTATTAAAAGACGTTGGAGATTTTACGATTTATTCAATGGTGCTCCAGGCACATCATCATACGCAACAAACAATCAAAGAGGAACAAATGATGAACTTCACTTTGTTGTTTATGACAGAACTGGTGCAACCACAGGGTTTTCTGTAGATTCAAACGGACAGAGAACAAACGCAGTTATTGAGACATTCTCAAATTTATCAAAACATCCTAACGCAAAAAATGAATCTGGTTCATCAATTTACTACCCAGACTATGTTTATTCAAACTCAGATTTCATTTATTGGACTGATCATATTTCCTCAGGTTCAAATTGGGGAACTAATCTAACAGGCACAACTGCATTTACAGATGTTGTAAGTGTTGTAGTTGACGAGTTAACTGGTGGCACAGATGATTACGCTGTAAC